GAGACGAAATAAAAAAGGAGTTCGGGACTCTTATACTTGACGAAATGCATCATGTCAGCAGTCCAACTTTTACCAGGATTGTAGATGAAATGCCATGTCGTTATAAGATAGGACTTACTGGAACTCTTGAAAGAAAAGATGGCAGACATGTTGTTTTCCGTGATTATTTCGGTAACAATGTAATGAAACCGCCAAAAGAAAACTATCTTACACCAAAAGTGGATATTCTCAAGTCAGAGATTCGCTTTTTAGATGGTAGTTACACCCCTTGGGCAGAACGAATAAATCACTTAACGATGGACGCGGAGTATGTACATGGGGTTGCTATGATAGCAGCTCGCTATGCAGCAGAGGGGCATAAAGTCCTCGTTGTATCGGATAGAGTAAAATTTTTAAAAAACTGTGCAGCCCTAGTAGGAGATAGTGCAGTTTCGATAACAGGGGATATGGACTTTGCCGAAAGAGAAAGAACTATGCAGAAAATAAAAAATGAGAAAAAAATCTTATTTGGAACACAAGCAATTTTCTCTGAAGGTATTTCTATCAACGAACTAAGTTGCTTAGTATTGGGAACACCCGTTAATAACGACCCTCTACTAACACAGTTAATAGGTAGAATAATAAGAAAGATAGATGGAAAGAAACAACCAGTAGTTGTAGATATACATCTAAAAGGTAAAACAGCAGCCCGACAAGCTAGTGCTCGAATGGGCTATTACATGAAACAAGGATACGAGGTAAATGTATTATGAGTGAAAAACAAATGAGAATTGAACTAGATATACCAAAAATGCAGAAGATGAATATTATGATATGCACTCCGATGTATGGCGGTATGTGTCACGGATTATACACTAAATCTCTTATGGACACTACAGCTGTCTTTATGAATCATGGTATTCAGTCACAGATTTACTATCTGTTTAATGAATCTTTGATTACTAGAGCTAGAAACTACTGTGTTGCAAACTTTCTAAAAAATGACGATGCAACTCACTTATTATTTATTGATAGTGATATATGTTGGAGAGCTATGGATTTAATGTATTTATTACATACTATGGCAACTAGAGAGGACATAAGAGTATTATGTGGATTATATCCAAAGAAAACTATTGCATGGGAGAAAGTTCTCCATGTGGCAAAACAAGGAAACCCACATATTGAGGAGAATCCTGAGTTGTTATCAAAAGTTGCAGGAGATATGGTATTTAATCCTCTACCTGACGCATACCCTGACGGTAAAGCGCCAGTGTTTGAACCTGTACAAATAAAAGAAGGAGCAACTGGATTTATGTTAATAGAAAAGTCTGTATTCAAAGAGTATGCAGAAGCATATCCTGAACTAGAATACACTCCTGACCATATTCGTGAAGGAGACTTTCAACGAGATGAAACAATACATGCTTTCTTTGACTGTATTATAAATGACCAAAACAGATATCTAAGTGAGGATTATATGTTTTCGGAATATTGTAATAAAATAGGTATTAACATATGGGCAATGCCTATGATAGAACTAATGCACTGTGGAAGTTACATCTTCCAAGGTAAGATTGTAGACATGGCGATGCAAGGCGTTCACGCTACACTTGCACCTGAGGACGCTGAAAAAATCCTAAACAGGAGTAAGGAGCAGAGCTCTGAAAAATAAGTCTTGACACAAACTCAAAAATTTGATATAATATATGTTACTATATAACTGGGATAAAATTGTAAAAATAAGCAAAGGAAATGTTGGTGATATAATCACAATCCTTAGAATTATTACATACAAAATCCAACCGAAAAACTATTACGATAAGACTTTTAAATTTTATAAGTATCGTTTTGGTGGCAAATCATTTCTCACGAATCCTAAAGATTTGATGGAGATAGGTCGGTCATATAGTGATAAAGAGGTGGCGGAGTATGCAGGTGTCGCATCGTTCCGTAACTATCACGACTATGTTAATAGTAAAGACACCACACTAGGACTTCTGGAATGTCCAATTTCAGAAGAAATAATAAAAGCAAACAGACTGCTCGAAATAAAAGAAGGTAGGATTCATTTTTTATTCGAGGAGACAATAGGAGAAAAATAAAAATGGCAATTGGATTCAACCAAACCAAGGGCTCAGCCCAAAAAGAAAAAATCGAAACTTATAACTATGCAGGTAAAGAAGACCACCACTTAAGAATGGTGGGTGACTTATTACCTAGATATGTCTATTGGATTAAAGGAGAGAATAACAAGAATATTCCTATGGAGTGTCTATCTTTTGACAGAAACTCTGAAACCTTTAACAACAAAGAACATGACCATGTTCGTGACTTTTACCCTGACTTAAAATGTGGATGGTCTTATGCCGTCCAGTGCATAGACTACGCTGACAAACAAGTAAAAGTTCTTAATCTAAAGAGAAAATTGTTTGACCAAATGATTGTAGCTATGGAAGAGTTAGGCGACCCAACAGACCCTGTTACAGGATATGACATTCATTTCAAGAGAAAGAAGACAGGTCCACAGGTATTTAATGTTGAGTATCAGTTACAAGTTCTTAAGTGCAAACCAAGAGAACTAGAAGATTGGGAAAAAGACTTAGTTGCAAATCTAAAGTCTATGGACGATGTTCTACCAAGACCTACAGCTGACGCACAGTTAGAGTTATTAAGAAGAGTAAACAACCAAGCAGATGAACCTTCTCAGGAAGTTTCAGAGGAGTTTGATGTATCATGATTGGAGTAGGCGAAGAATTTCCTTACTTTGAGTTACAGGGTGTTGACTGCGAAAATAACATGGGAACAGTAACATTAAGTGATTTTGCAGGGTGGAAAGTATTTTACTTTTACCCAAAAGACTTTACTTTTATCTGCCCTACAGAAATAGCAGGTATGGATATGTTAGTATCTGAAGCAAGTGTTTGCGGATTTAGTGGCGACAACGAATTTTGTAAACTTGCTTGGAAAAAAGATAATGAACTTATCCAAGATATAAAACATTCACTTGTAGCTGATTGTGGACTTTCTCTTTCGGAAGAACTAGATATAGTTAATAAAATCGAAGGAGTTTGTTATAGAGCAACTTATATTGTCGATGGCGGTAATGTAATACAGCATGTATCTGTAAATGCTCTAGACACAGGCAGAAATGCAAATGAAGTTCTTAGAACTTTACAAGCACTAAAAGCAGGTGGACTAACAGGTTGTGAATGGCAACCAGGAGAAAACTTCGTAGGATGATTTTATTTACAGCAGACTGGCATATAAAACTTGGACAAAAGAATGTACCTATACCTTGGGCTTGTTCCAGGTATCAGTTATTCTTCGAACAAGTACAGGAAGCTATAGAGAAACATGATATAAGTTTACACATCATTGGAGGGGACTTGTTTGACCGAGTCCCTTCTATGGATGAACTTACTTTATACTTCGATTTCGTAAGACAACAAAAAGTAAGAACAATAATTTTTGATGGCAACCACGAAGCAACTAAGAAAAACTATACATTTTTTAGTAATTTGATTCGTGCCACACAAGATATTAACCCTCTAGTAGAAGTGATAACAGAAACTTACTATGAGGATAATTGGGCGATACTGCCTTATGCAGATTTGCATAGAAAGAAAAGTATAGAAACGATAGATGCAGAGTATCTATTTACTCATGTTCGTGGTGAGATACCACCTCATGTAGTACCAGAAGTAGAATTGAAAAGATTTGACAAGTTCAAAACGGTGTTTGCTGGAGACTTACATGCTCACGAGAATACTCAACGAAATATTGTGTACCCAGGAAGCCCAATGACTACATCTTTTCATAGAAACCAAGTCCAAACGGGTTATTTAACTATTGATGATAATATGAACTGGACATGGTATAAGTTTGACTTACCACAACTTATTCGTAAGACTGTTGACAGTCCCGATGAAATGGTACAGACAGACTTTCACCATACTATCTATGAACTAGAAGGAGATGTATCAGATTTGGCAAAAGTCAAAAACTCTGAACTACTTGATAAAAAAGTTGTAAAACGAACAGTTGAAGCAACGCTAGATTTACATGGGGATATGACAATCTCTGATGAACTAGGCATTTATTTACAGCAGATATTATCACTAGATGATAATAAAATAAGAAATATTATGGGAGTTTTTAATGATTATTCTACAAAAACTGAAGTGGGATAACTGTTTCTCTTATGGAACAGGCAACGAGATAGACTTATCAGAGTCTACACTTACACAATTAGTTGGAACTAACGGAGTTGGTAAATCTTCTATACCTTTAATATTAGAAGAAGTTTTATTTAATAAGAATAGTAAAAATGTTAAAAAAGCAGACATCGCTAATAGATATGTTAATAAGGGATATGATATATCTCTTGACTTCAGTGTTGATAGTGATTCTTATTGCATTTCTGTTAGTCGTAGGTCTACACTAAAATGTAAACTTACGAAGAATGGAGAAGATATAAGTTCACACACTGCGTCTAATACATATAAAAGTTTGGGAGAAATACTTGGAATAGATTTCAAAACTTTCTCACAGTTGGTGTATCAGAATACTAATGCGTCTTTACAATTCCTCACAGCGACAGATACAAATAGGAAAAAGTTCCTAATCGATTTATTAAAATTAGACGAATATGTGTCGTACTTTGAGACTTTCAAAGAAGCAGTACGAGTAGCTTCAAGTGATATTACAGCAACCAACGCCAAAATCTCAACTATTGAGAAATGGTTAGAAGATAATTTTTTGGAAGATACGACACTACTTGAGAAAATGGATTTACCATTTCAGTCGGAAGATGATGAGAAAACTTTAAGTTCTCTACAAGTAGAGTTTGAAAATATCTCCGAAAAGAACAAAAATATAAATACTAATAATAATCTGAAGGAACAGTTAAAATCAATCGACCTTCACGAAAACAAAAGATTATTAGCAATGTATCCAGAGCTTGTGGATAGAACTGATTACCTTACTCGTTTAGGAGCATGGAAGTCAGAAGCTATACATGAAGAAAAAATGATACAGAAATACGAAGCCCTAGCGGGTATGGAAAATGCAGAGTGTGTTACTTGTGGTCAAGATATTGACCAACTATTTGTGGAAACATCAATAAAAGAACACACAGAAAGAAAACAACAGTGCGAAAAGTTTGCACAAAAAGATAGAGAAAAACTAGAAGAGGTAGAAGAACAGAATGAGATACATAGGACAGCAGCCAAAAACATCGAAGATTGGGAAAGCATCTACAGGAGTATCGACAACAAACTCCCTACACAAGTCATTAACGGAGAAGAGTTGGGCGATAAGATTCAAGCGCTTCGCGAGAGGATTGCCACTACTAGGAACTCTCTTTCGAAGATAGTAGAAGAAAATGAAAGAAGAGAACGACACAACACAAGAATTGGAATTATACAAGAACAAACTGAACAGTTTCAAGAGCAACTGTCATCACTCGAACTTAGACTTAGCGGTTCAGAGGACAAACTTACGATTCTTGAGATACTTAAAAAAGCATTTAGTACAAACGGGCTCTTGGCCTACAAAATCGAATCCCTTGTCAAGGAACTAGAGATACTTACAAACGAGTATCTTGCAGAGTTCAGTGATGGTAGATTCAGTATAAATTTTGTTGTAGAAAACGATAAACTAAATGTAGAAGTATCCGATAATGGAAACATTATCGATATTTTAGCACTTTCTTCTGGTGAGCTAGCAAGAGTAAATATTGCAACACTAGTCGCCATTAGAAAGTTGATGACTTCCATTAGTAGAAGTCAAATCAATGTTCTTTTCCTTGACGAAGTTAATCAAGCATTAGATGAACAAGGAAAAGAAAAAGTAGTGGAAGTCCTGCTCAAAGAAGAAAATCTAAATACATATTTAGTTTCTCACGGCTGGACTCACCCACTGCTCGAAAAGATAGAGATAATTAAAGAAGATAATATATCATGTCTGAGCAGTTAGACCCCTGGAAAAGACCGATAAAACCAAAAGTACCTGTGAAAGAAAGTAGGTATGAACAGCAACTTGAATTACAGTTGAACAAAACAGTAGACGCTACTGAAGAAGAGTGGCTAGAGTGGCAAGAGAAGGAATTAGACTGT